CCGAAATTTACGATGAGGAGGAAGAGGAAGAGGAAGAGGAAGAGGAGGAAGAGGAAGAGGAGGAGGTTCAGTGGAAGAAATATGAGGGAACTGACGATATGGCCAATAAGATGAATGAGTGCATGGAGACTTGGGGAAGCTGGGAGCCCGAGACACCAGCCGAGCGCGCGTTAAAAGATTCAGTAGACAAAAGTTCTGTTTTTTGTAGGGGACAATGAGCTTTGTCCATTTTTTGTGCGACGAGGACCAGGAAGAGGAATGTGTGAAGTATCTGACTATCCTCCAGGAAGAAGAGTATGAAGATGACGAAGAGGTCTCAGGGTATAGTGGCCCAGAGGCGACCTCTCAGATCGATGAGTATCCCACGGAATCTCATATAGTTCCTTGGGAACCAGACGGATTTTTTTTCACATTCATATAATAAATGGCGTCCATGATTGGTGATATTGCTGTTCAGCTCGAGACTCAGTCTCTGAATTCCGTGATCGCCGGTTTCTCCTTCGCGTCGGCCCTTGGCTGGTATGCGGTCGTCAAGACCCTGGTGGCGATGACCGTCAAGGCTGGCAAGGATGGGATCCAGCACGACCTGATGGCGGCCGTGGTTACGACTCTGCTAGCGATCATCGTGTTCCTGGTCGTCAAGGCACTCGCTCGCAACATCAAGATTAACGAGCCCAGCCAGACGGTCTTCGCGGTGACCCGCTAAAAGAGCGGAAAGCTCAGGCCATCGAGGGTCCACTGTTGGCCGTTAGCAGCGCTAACGAACGTAAGAACTGTATTCGGGCTTTGGTGTGCTCCATTGAAAATATTTAATGCAGAAGTCGTGATGTTATAAACTGGAAATTTACGAAAATTCACAGTATCATATTGAAATTCACTGGGCCATCCAAAAAATGCGGAACCAGTTGCTGTAGATGTTATAGAACCTCTAAAATGAATAATATGAAAAGGGTCTATGTAATAATATGCATTTGTCGTATCAACGTTACTGTTAACTGTTATCGCTGTCCAAGTAAATCCGGCACTCGGAATCAATTTAGTAAAATTTAAATTATTAAAAAAACCGTTGTTCCAAACATTGGCACTAGATCCAATGTTCGAAGAGGATGATATAGTATCAATATTCCCTCCCGAAAGAAAGTTACCATTTGTATACAGTATATACCCATCCACAGGTTGCTCTCCAACACCAGTGCGACCAAGGCGTGTGTCACCACCCGATACATACAATTTATAGTCAACGGTTGCAGATATACCTATCCCAACACTTCCGTTATTCGTCAGGGTGCCGGTCGTGACAACATTTCCAAAGTTTGTCACGGCCGTCGTCATTTATATTCTTGAATAATATTAAATGTCCAAAGCTCTCGCATTTGTCCTGTTCTTCCTTGTTGCGAACCCCATGACCTACAGCGTCACGGGCAGCCTCCCAGTGCTCGGCCCCCTCATCACCGACAACTCCGGTATGCCGACCCAGGTGGGCGTCCTGGTCCACGCACTCGTGTTCGTTCTTCTGATGCACCTTCTATCGGGCTTCATGAAGAAGTAAACTTCTCGAGTGTATCGTTCAGAGCCTGTCTGAAAGCTCCCTTGACCGTCTTGAACCCTTGATACTCAGCCAGGGTCGCCAGGAGACCCTGACAAATGTCTTGGGCATTTCTCCGTTCTTGCTCAAAAAGATTATATAAAAATCCCTGATTTTCAGGACCGAGGTCTGCCCAGGCAGTCTCGGCCCTCTCCCATAAGACTTTTGGTTCCAATTTAGAATCAAAATTCCTTTGGATCGAGTCACACATGAATTTATATTCAACCTGGGACTTTCCAGAACGTTCGAACGTGTGTATGACCTCTTCGTCCTTTATCAAACAAAGTTCACCATCTATTATCTCGGCCAGGATTTCCATCCTATGAGTAGTTTTCATTAAAATTATTTAATTTAGGCTCAAAATATCCATAGAGAATGCCCAATCCATTCCATTGTTATTTAGGATGTAGCCCAGAAAGTCCCGGACGGTCACGTTGAGACGGTCGACACGAGGACCCCTATCGGAGACCAAGAGTTTCTGCTTATTCTGAGAAGCCTCTGTCCAGTATATAGTGTTCGAGCTGACATTGTTCATAGGAATTTTAAATGTAATTTGATTCGTCTCTTGCGAGGACTGTGCTAAATTTTCAATCCATATGGTTATATAGTTATCAAAATTCAGTAACCAGTTGTAGGTCGCGGGTATAGTGAATCCAGACAAGCCCTGGGTTGGTGTGTAACCCATAAAAGCCAAGAAAGAGTTGGGTGTCGGGGGTCCGAAAGTGCCTGACGCGGGAGCCCCAGGACCTCCGGCCACTGACACGAAGCCCCAAGGAGAACTTTGGTCGATATTGTTCGAACTAATATTTAAATGAAGACCACCCCACGCAACTCCATATGTAGTTGAAGGATCTCCAGGAGCAAACTCTCCTTGATTTGTGAACGGAACAGTCATTCCTATTGCGGTTACTATACTTTCTGGCATCTGAATATCAATTATAGCCGTGGTGCCTTGTGCCGAGGTTACATTCCAGTTATATTGACCACCAGAGAAAGTTACGGAATAAAATCCATCCAAATTTGGAAATAAATTGCGATTGAATATATCTTCAATATTATAGGTCCCATTCGTAAGTGTCACCGGACGATTATGATTTGCATAACCACCATCAACCCATTTTTGTGTAACGACTATAAAACTATTATTCGTATTATCGATCAGTATAGTTCCGTCGGGAGGTCCGGGTGCCGGTGTAAAGACCGTCGGTGAAGTATTCGAAAACTGGCCCAGAGTTGATAAAGGTGTTGTTTGATTGACGGTCGCTAAATTTAACTCAGAAATCGTGTTATAGTTTCCGGGAGTTATAGTGTAGTTGACCGAGTTATATGTAAAAGTGTTATAGGGCGCCCGGATATTGTAGAAACCTATAGGGATCTGAGCATTCTGTAGAGAAATTTCACGGAGGGCCCGGTGCCTGTTTCCCAGAAGTATATTACAGTTGAAAGGATTTCCATTCTGCTTCGTGACCCTCGTATCATCCGAGGTGTCCAGGTGAAGTTGCGAAGGACAAAGCATTATATTATAATGTGAGTAGAAAATATATGGAACAATTGTTTCACTTTCACACGGGCGCTGATGGAGTGATAAAAGTAAATGGAAATCCATTTGATTGTTCAATTTTACTCAAAAATATGTATACTGTTGAGGAGGTCGGTCTGGAGACGGTCGAGATGGCCCACGGCTTCTACAACATCAGAAGCCCCTTCGACACTTTCACGGTCGACGGAAGCTCTTATTCAATTCCGGCCGGAAATTATACGATCGATACTTTGCTGGCCGCAATGTCGACTGCCTCGGGCTATACTTTCGAAAAGGTCGGCGACCGTATTATAAATGAGTATGCTACAGAAACTGTTATATACGGATTTAATACTGATTTTGCCGCTCCATATCAAACAGTATCTAACAATGGTCTGACGGTCACCGCATTACCATCTATGTGGTTGGGCCAGCAAGAACCTACGATGCTATCTCTATATAAAATTCCGCCAGGTGTCCAGGTGATGTTTTCGGTCAAGGCTGGCTATGTTCCTAATATTCAAGGATTCACTTGTGTCGGCCTCGCATCGAATGCTTTTATTGCTGCAGGATATACGACAACTTATTTATCTGGAGGAGACGGCACAAATAGTGTGGCGTTTTTTGAAGATGGTTCATATTTGTCATCTGCGGGAAATCAGAATCCAGGATTTACTTCTGGGTTTACTACGGGCGACATAATAGATCTGATGTTAGAAACTACATATTTCAATATAAAGATGCGGGTAAATGGAGGACCCTGGTCGAATAAACAAAATTTCTCTTTTATGCAAAACCAGGAACCATATTATTTCGGTGTTTGTGTATATGGCGACGACGGCGGGGCCGGTTCAATGACCCTTCAGACCACGGCCCTATACCCCCCACCATCTGGGTATAATTTCGTTTCACCTTTACTCGATACAATCAAATGGGATTCAATTATGCTGACCCCTGATTATTATCTCACGAACTCGGATAAAACCGTGAACGCAACAAGCATATTACCACCAACATCTATGATAACAAATTACCCTATTTCTGATGGTTCCAAAGTAATGTTTTCCTTAAATATGAATAGTAATGCAGAATCAAATTATAATTTTTTAGGAATAGGAAATCTAAACTTCAAACAGTATGATTCAAAAAATGTTCCTATAAATATTGTCAGTTCAAATTGTGTATCAATCTTCCAACATGATGGAACTTTTAATAATATATATGTTAGCGGGGAACCTCTCGGAAATAGTCCCGGGTGGAATTCCGGTGATACGGTCGATGTCTGTATAGATACAAACAATTATCTCCTATGGTATAGATCAAACGGGGGTCCGTGGAGTGCAGATAATTCCGGAGCTAGTTATCCGAATAATGCCGGTCCCACATGGAACGGCCCCGGAAATCCTGCGGTAGGGGGTGGTGGAGCGTATTTAGCTTACCTTAATACAGCCCCTCCATATTATTTAGGTATAACTATCGACTTTTCTTCTTCGGCGACAATTCAGACCACGGCCCTATACCCTCCCCCGACCGGATTTACCTTTATCCCCCAGCCTCCGGCTCAGGGAATTCTAACGGTCACTCCAAATTCTCTTCTGAATTTGTTAGGTTACTCAATCGGACATCCGAGTGGAACATCTACGAACAGTTATTCATTCCCGTTCGACAAGTATATAACGATATGGATGGAAAACATAGGAACCTCCTCGAACGAAAATCAAAAGATTACGTATAAGGTTCCGATCAGTTCCGCAAAAACTTTCTGGTCAAACAACTCGTTTAACAAACAAATAGTTATGAATCAAAATAGCCAGTTCCCTCTGAATCGTCTGAACATTCAGGTCCTCGACCAATTTGGAAATAAAATGAATAATAATTTGGTGGACTGGTCATTTACTTTGAAAGTAAAGGGCCGCCGATGCCATCCTCAATAGTATAATCGTGCATCGAGTTCAGGACGAACTCAGAGCCTCCGCAGACCCCAGCGCCCGACAGAGCGTAGTAATCGGCACTCGGTCCAGGACCGGCCACACACTCGACGGACTGAGGAAGATCAAAGATGCTCGCGGGCATACCGGAGGCGTTCGGCCCGGGAACGGACGAGAGGGGCGAGGGAGTGAACGAGCTGCCCTTACCCTGGAGCAGAACATAGAGAATAGCCAGCAGAAGCGTGATAATGATGGCGTGAACGGCAACCTTTCCAATCTTGAGTGCCATTTAACTTTTACAAATATTATTTTCAAGAACGCGTTAAAGACTTGATGCACTTTTCTTTAAATAGATCAGATGGACCTGACCTTTGAGAGTGCTGATGGACCGACCCTAAATATGAATGACGACGAGACCAAAATTTTAGATGAGATTTCTGTTCAGCTTCCCGAGAAGAAGTCGATCCCCCTGAAGCCCAAGCCGGCCCGGCCCAGTCCCTTTTCCCGACGGGCCCCGGCTCCCCAGCAGGAGGTAGACCCTTCTGAGGGTCTCGATATGTTTATGAACCCAGGAAAGCGGACCGCTCCCCCTCCGCCGCCTGTTGAGGAGTATGATGGGGCCGATGAGGAAGGCTACGAGGACGAGCCTGAACGGCAAGCTCAGTTCAGCTCGGGTCCCCAGGAACCTTCCGAGGGCTACAAGACCATCGAGGACGAGAAGGCCGACCTTTTGAACAAGATTACTCGGCTTAACAAGAAGGGCATAAACTCGAGCCAGCGTCTGACGATCTATTCTGATATTGAAGAGATCCGGACCGAGTATAAGCGAATGACCTATGGCATCGAGGTGGAGCGCTCGATCAAGTTTCAGCGTCGAATGCTCATTGCGTGCGTGACGGGTCTCGAGTTTTTGAACGACAAGTTTGACCCTTTCGATGTTGAGCTGAATGGCTGGTCCCAGAATATGATGGAGAATGTAGAGGATTATGATGGAGTCTTTGAGGAACTTCATAACAAGTATAAGACCAAGATTCAGGTCGCTCCCGAGGTGAAGCTTCTGATGATGGTCGGAGGGTCCGCAATGATGTTTCACCTGACCAACTCGATGTTCAAGGCGGCCGTCCCGAACGTCAGTCAGGTCATGAAGCAGAACCCGGACCTGATGCGTAATATGGTCGACGCGGTCCAGCGCTCTCAGGCTGACCAGCCTCAACAGGGCACCGGGAGGGACATGCGTGGCCCCGGAATGGACTTTGGTTCTCTGATGAGTATGATGGGACCGGCACAGCCGATGGCGACCCGCACAGGTCCTCGCGTGGAGGATGCCGAGTCCGTTTCTGATATCGTATCGATGAATGATGAGGGTGGCGATACAAAGGAGGTCCGGGTCGGAGGTAAGAAGCGGGGACCCAAGGGGGCCAAGAAAAATGAAGTCTCTCTCTAAGAAATTTCTTTACTAAAATTAGTAGATGGCATTGTCCTATGCACCATTTGATTCCAGGCCGCCCGTCAGCACAGAGCCTCCGCGCCAGCCTCCCCCTCTCCCTGATAATTCAGAGTGCAATTATATAGCCATGTTTTTCGTAGGGGCCATTCTCTTGATGGGTCTGGTCGATGCTACAAGGAGGCATTAAATAAATGTAAAGTTATAGTAATATGACAACTCTGGCAACCTTGCTGGGTTGGACGAATGATGATATCATCGGTGACGCAACATATAGGTATCAATTTCCATTTGATACCTATATTATCGTGTATATAGAGAACATCGGATCATCCTCACAGGATTCCAATAAAATTACTTATAAAATTCCATATGATCAAGCAAGTTCTACAATTTACTGGACCAGGAATAATCAGAATACACAGAAAGTATATAATGCCGGGAGCATTTACCCTTTTAATCGTCTGAACATAAAGGTCTTTGACCGTTACGGGAACCCACTGAACAACAATGGGGTCGATTGGTCATTTACTCTCAAAATTCAGGGACAGTATATCCATATCAACACGGCCCTTGTGGGTTCCGGGGCCGAGATTGCCGGTCCGCTCGTGACGAAGAACGGGGACTCATTTAACTGTTCTATTCTTTTTTCGAGAAAGTATGTGGATGTCCGGGAGGTTTCGCTCGAGACGGCCGAGATTCCGGTCGGTTTCTACAATATGCGCGCGCCCTACAACACAAACAGAATTCTGACGGTCCCACCGGGAAACTACAGTATAACTTCTCTTATGAATAAGCTCGACGCCATCTACTACATAAACCCGGCCACTGGAATAATAACCCGCCCGACGATGAAAAATACAGGGCTCCCGATGAGCAATCTTCTGGCGGCCAACTCAAGAAGTCAGCTGTATTTCGGGTCATCAAATTGGATTATGGAGACTGACTTTCCGAGTTATTCGACCTATTCAAATGTAGTGAATATATCTGGACACACGATAACTCAGATGAGTTTTGATACAGGGGGCCATCCAATTTTTATAGATACTTCTTCAAATTTATTATTAACAAACACTTTGACGACTCTTTATGATTTCACGTCTGATATGTCCGCAGATGAATATGCGTTGCCCCCAGCGGGTTTTAGCGGGTTTTCTGCAAATTCACGAGGGGACATTATGTTTATTGATAAAAATCGCCAATGTATGGTCCGTTATGTCAATGGACCGACTGGAATTACCTTTGATAATACTTATTTCCAAGTGGCGGCTCTGGCAATTACGGTCGATTTGGATGACCGATTATATGTTTTCAATACATCTGTATATGAAGGTCTTTATTCACTTGATGTATTTGACCCAGACATGAATTATTTATACACAATCATAAATTTTTCGAACTTGCCGGTCCTTCCGCCCACGAATATAGCGTATTTAACGGTGACGTCAGATTTTATAGTTTACGGGGTTCAGAACACTCCAACCTTTGCGGTCGTTCTCATGAACACGGGAGTTGTCGTTACTATAGATTATTTACCTACAAATAAGACGTGCACAGGTATGGTCGCAATTGATAATAGATATTTAGTTTTCACATTTTTAGGAGATTACAATTTTTATATTTGGACCATACAATAACCCTTTACGGGGCCCGCCGGCGGTTCGCCCGTGTCGAACCCGAGTTCTCTATAAATTGCGGACCTCTTTCCATACATACTAAAAAATACTGACCATTGATCAACTATATCAATTATAAGAGGAGTATTGACTTTTCCGGGAGTTTCTCTCATAATTCGACCTATAGATTGTTTGATATCTGATTTGGGAGTCGAAAGCACAACAGTGTCTAGAGCCGGAATGTCGAGACCTTCATGGGCCAACTGAAATGTAGCAATAACTATCGGTCTCTTTGCGGATTCCTCGAGTTCCGATTCTTTCATTCCGCCTATATACAAACCAGACTTAGAGCCAAATTTGTCTTGTAATTCAAGACAATGGCTGCGGCGATCGCTGAGAACCAGGACGCGCCGGCCCTCCTTGCAAGCCCCGAGGACCTCTCGGATGATGAGATCATTCCGATCAGGAATATCTACGAGGATATTGATCATTTCGGCCATGTTAATTTTTCCAAACCGCGTTACCGGTGGAGACTCTTTGAAAGCCTCGTTCGTATATTTAAGCGCCGAGACCCGAGTAGTGATCTGACAAGACCGTTCTACTCGGAAGAACTCGGGTCCCAAGAACCAATACAAAAGCCGCGTCAGTCCATCTTTTCTTTCTGGCGTCGCAGTAAGCCCGAGAGTGAATCGTGGACATAT